TCACGGTCAGCCTCAACAAAGGCATTGTCCTGATTCTCGATCATTGCGTTGACCGTCATTTCCTTACACTTTGCTTTGTCAGCGGGAGTGACCGCCTTCTCAGCACAAATTGCCTTCTGGGCAGGTGTTGCTGTCTTTGCCATAGTAACCTCCATAGCATTGATTGTTTTGGCGGTATCGCCTTCATTTGCCTTTACTTGATAAGTAGTATTTTCAACTACCTCAACGGGCTCACCTTGGATTACTACATTTCCAGCAGTATCCATTGTATATAACTGCTTGAACCATTTGCTTGTTTCAGTTCCTTTTGATCTTTCGTTTTTCTTATAAATGAAATAATCGTCATAAACAGCTTTTATATAATGATCAATTGATGGACCTATCCCATTCTGAGAATACTGGTCCATCGCATAGACAATATTTCTGATCTTATCAATTTGATCCATAAGATCAGCTGAGTTGATAATTTCTCCAGGTTTCTCTTTTGCCTTTGCCTGATTGAACCTCACACCACATCCGTCGTTCCACGAACACGCTCCAGTGGACCCAGGAAGAAGGGCAATGTGATCCGGAATTATCTCTTGAATGCTTGCTGAATACTTCTCCCCATTCCAAACGCCTTCCTTGCCATCATCAGCCGCAAGTAGCCCAGTCGATACTTCGAGTTGCCCCCCATTTTGGATAAATGGAAGTAACTCAGGCTGTTTCTGATTGGCAACATTGACATTGATCCAGAGTTCCCCTTTCAACTTGCCATCCCATGATACATTCTTCAGCATGCCAACTTCCCACTGCATGCGAATTGACCCATCAGAGTTGCACATCACATGGGAACCAGTGGCATCAACCGGATGGTTGATCGTAATCGGCATATTGTTCCAGTATGGTGCGCTGTTCTGGATGACCTGTGGTGGATAGTATACTGGATCTGTTCCAAGGCCGTGGTGCACCCCTTCCACAAGCATAACAACCGGATAGACTTGGTATGTGATGCCTCCGACCGTCTTTGTCTGGAATGTTGGGTTCAGCTGGCCTGCATTTGCGAGTTGTAATATCATATTTTCACCATTTTGATTATTTACTGTTGGAATAGGATCAAGAATTTCTATTTCTCCTTTTGACCACGACATTTTATTTGTTTTCATATTATTATCTCCACATCCCAACGTAATCTGAATCCTTCACCTCTGGTTCCTGTATACCCTTCTCGTTGCCCAAGAAGCACAGAAACCCGATTCACTTTAAATTTTGTCCCACGAGGCAATAAATGTTCTGACTCCCCAGCCTTCACACCTGTTATAGAATCAACGTCAAGTGACTTTGATTTACCACTAATATGTACAATTCCTTGTCCACCATGTGGAGAAATACCGCCCCAATCCACAAATTTTTTATTAACTACAGATTCACTTTTACTTGTAGAAATAAATGCTTTATCTTCAAAAACTTGACCAGATAATTTACTTGTTAAATAATTATCCCAACTTGTACCAGAAGGTGGTTTTTTATCAAAAAATGAATCATGGTTATCTAAACTTAATTTTGCATCTTGCATTTCTTTTGTTATCCCAGTATGTGCAAATAACTGGGTAGACATTCCAGCACCATCCCCTCTTATTAAATAAACATCTCTTACATTTTCCTTACTAAATAATGAATCAATTGCTTCTACTTTTTGATCGATAACTGCATCTTTTTTACCAGACCTCAAATTGGAATTAATCGTAGAATAACCTTGATCTTGATATTCGCTTAATGCCTGTTCACCAGATATATTACCACCAACAGTTGATCCAACGCCAGCCCCTCCACTTCCACTACTCGGACAAAACTGGCCGCCGGTTGATCCAGCAGGATTGTGGCATGGATTACTATTCAATAAATCGCTCATTTTAATTCTCAGGTATATACGGCAAAGCAACACATCGACATTGCGGATGAACCGGAATCATATTTTCCACTTCATCAATTGAATAAATTATCATTTTACCATTCACATCCATTGCTTTATCGGAACATTCTCGACAAACGCGATTATCGCCAGCAGTCAAAAATTCCGCCTGAATCTTTATCCCCATTATCCCAGCAGCCCGATACTCAGCAATGTTTGCTTGATGATGTGCCCGTATTATTTCCGTCCTGGCCAACACCTCTGCCCTACGTAGCGCTGGAATCTTCCTGCCTAAGGAATCGAGTATGGCCAAATCGTCACCTGTACCCATGCCAGTTATCACTTTATTTAAAAGTCTGGCTATCTCCCTGGGTCCTCTGCCATCGGCCATTCCTAGAGCCAAAACATCGCTTACAATGCTATCCATTTCAGCCGTGATACCTTTCAGCGAAGAATATGCCCTGGTGTAGATCAAACCAACACGATCTGCGTTCATTGGATTATTAAATGAAACTTGAATCGGATCGGAAGTGCTGCCCGGATATGAGCCATCATCAACTTCAATTCCGAGTTTCTTCAACTCCTGACGGCCTCTTTTTATTCCCTGCTGATATCCGCTGTCAATGTATGTTTTGATCCAACTATTCCGAGCTTCTGTTGCTTCCGGAAGTAGACTTCCAAATGACCTTATTCCAGAACGTCCGCCTGAGAGAATGTATTGTTGTGTTTGTTCATTCATCCATGTAACAAAGGCTTCAATTTTTTGATCACTGCTCATGAACTCGTATTGACGGGAAGTAAGGCCAGAAACATTTGCTGCGTTTGTAATCAACTTTTCTTTATTCAACGCTAGTACATCCAACTCAATAACAGCATGACGGATGACCGCCATCAACTGCGCAAACCGATTCCGGATGGCCCCGACGAACTTGGTCCTGATTGTCAGAGTCCGAGTTGGGTCAATTGAATTCACATGAAAATATTGCTTACAATTACAAGTCATTTTATTTATCCAACGTCGTAATAATCAGCAACGCGATTCGTTTCATAGTTTCTCCTTGATTTTTATTCAGGGTCCCAGTAAAACGGAACCTTTTGGCAATATTCTAAAACATGTGCTTTCCGACACGATTTGGTTCCAATTATTTTCGGCCTGTAATGATGTATAGACCATACTAATAGGAGTATTATCTATATTTAAAAATCTTCCTATTTTATTATAAGGAGGAGTTGCTGTTTTAATGCACTCCACCGGATTATTTGGATCTGGACCCCATGTCACACCATAATAAATACAGCCAATGTTGCTATACGGGTTGCAATCCGTAACACTCTCCCGACTATCAGGGGTCACGCACGGGTCATCTTTAGTCAATAACCCATATGTGTTCAATCTCTCAATATAGGTCAATAAATGTTCATCATTTACGGCGGCGCACAGCGCCGGAAAAACCATCATCTGGGCTAATAATGCTCTCTGTGTCCCATAATTAATTCCCATATACCCCGTCCCTGGCAAATTAGGAGGCCCATCTACGTACCCATACGGATCACGTTGTGATTTATTCCCTATTGCCGGAGTACACGTCCCTGATGCCCCGTCGTAACATTGAGATTTAAATAAATTATACCAATAATCCCCTATAGGGTTGTTTGCATAATGATCTCCCCACACCAATATGTTTTTATCGTTGTTTATTTTATAGAGCTCTTCAGGATACTTTTTAAATTCTGCTTCTTTTGTGTTTCTAGCATAAATATCATGTAATGATAACGCTGCCAAAAAAGCTACTGGTGGATATTTTCCTGCATGTTGCCCCGCTCCAGAATAAAAATACCTTTGAATAGGAGAATCATAAACTGCATGATAAATGTCCAGCCCATATGATAACATTGCTGCGATTAAAGGTATTTTTTCCTCTAAGGAATTTTTGTCTGATGACACAGAAAAAAAATCATTGGCCCATTCTGTCGCGACTCCAGATCCGTAATCGTCAACAATATTTTCCGCTCTAAATGCTCTTCCTCCCTCAGAGTACACTGTGAATGAAGATGTACTGGCAAGGCCGAATATTTCTATACTATGCTTCCATCTATTGGTTGCCGATAAGATTTCCTGAGCATTCACTTGTGGGAAGAAAGATTTTGAAGGGATTCTTGACAGATCGAAATCCTCTAAATATAATATTTCTTTATTTGTTCCTGTTATGTTTGGCCGGATCAGATGGGAACCTGCCAATAAGGGAACGGATGGCAAAATACTCAACACATTATATGCATCTACACATTCTCCCACAATTGACGATGCACCACAATTGCCCTCTGTTGATTCGCTGCGTTGCACCGCTGCTACGATTGATGTTGTGCTGGTATAAGTCTGTGGTAAATTAGGAATTATATTTTGAGATGCATCATAGTTCCCGTATGCCTTATAATTGTTCAACAGGCCACGTTGTTCTGTGGTAGGGTCAGCATCAGCCGTTATTCCTCCAGGAGAAGTTGTCGTTATTCCTGTAATAGTAACACTATTTTCTCCTACGGATGGAGCAATCCAATAATCACCACTGGCCATTTGTCCACACCTAGCATCCACCCCCCCTGAATTAAACGCCCAATTAAAAACGGAAGAAACAGAATTTGCCCCTATTGTTTTGGGAACAGTGACAGATATGGTGTTTCCTGTACACGGATGATCGTAATCAGTAGAGCCACATGAACATTCACAAAAACCTGTTCCATGGAATAGTGAAATAGCAAAAACAAGGGAACATAAATTAATAAGCAGCCGTTTTCCCATTTGCGTACCCTTCTATGTTGAATAAATCGTCACCAGTCAGTAATTTTGTAACGGAAACGATACTATAAATTCTTCCAGTTAGCCCAATGGTGGGTGTAGTCCCTCTACCTCCTATATAAAATGGGTAATTTCCTAAATTAGAACTGGACGCAGTGTCAAGTACCGTAGAAGTTCCCTGTCCTGATCCATTTGCCCTTAATACTATTCTATCCGCTGCTACTGATTTCGTATTATCTATAACAGTAGTAGCCAAAAGTTTATTGCCTGATGTAAAAGAGCTGCTCGTTGTTTGCACTAAATCGTGCGTAGCGGATGACGAACCATTTGCACACGCCTCAAAATGACCTGCGCTCTCACCATTTATAACTAATGGATAAAATGCTTTAGCATTAGTGTTGGTATTAGCTGAAAACTCACTTACTACCGATAGAGATGTACTCCCTATGTAAATCCCATAAACAGTAGATATGTAACTAAATGAACCCAAATCAACCGTATTCGTTATAAGAACATTTCCTCCATTAAAAGCAAGATAATATCTTCCCCCTTCCGATTGTAAAACTGGACATTTACCCGTAGTAGCTTGAGATGCGTGCAGATTGTTTCCAGATTTATCGTTGATTTTACAGACACTCTGACCGGTTGTTGTAACGGGTGTCGTTCCGGCAGAATCCTGAAACATGGTGGATAGGTCAGAGGGATCATACCAAAAACCAGCTTTCCCACCAGAAAAAAGATCTAACGGAGAAAAATTACTGCTAGACAAATTAGAGATATATGGATTTGTTTTTCCATAGCACGGCAGCGCAAAGAGAAGAATCAAAAAGAATAATATTTTTTTCATTACGGCCTCACTGGCAATCGTTGATACCGGATAAGAACCCAAGTCAGTCCTACATTTTGAACGTAAGTATCAGACGCATTATCGTAATGACGAGAAATATTAAGCTCAACCGTTTCACCTGCTGCAATATTGGTTATCGTCACATCCCCTGACCACGCACTCATAAGGAGGGTCCATTGAGCTTGAGTCAATGCAGTTTGCGTTACTGCGACTCCTGTCCCTTTCGTCGCATTTGATGCGTCCCCGGCGCCCATTGAAGCCCCCGAGAGAGTCCAGGCGATACCCTCAGAAGATGGTCCGGTGGCAGCAGTAACAATTGACTTAGTTGCAAACTGAATGGCTGTCCCTGATTTGTAGTCAAAGGGAACTATCCAAATAAAATTCAGATCTTTAGTTGCTGAACCAGAAAAATCACGGTAAGCATAGGGGACTCTGGTTGTGGTATCCAGGGCGGCAGGCGCCGCAGATCCGTCCTTCATCCATGCTACAGGGATAAAATCATATCCATACTCAACGGATGAAGTGTCGAGCAAAGCATATTTTGTTCCACCATTAAGAAATTGGTATATGACATTTGATTCATTGACGAGTCCAGTTTCTCCGGATACTACGGTATAAGGTACTGTATTAGCTGGGAGAAGAGATACTCGGTAGCCGTTTGCAGCAGAAGAGAGGAATGAACCGGATGTAACAGATGTAAATACTGGATCGCCTGTTGTTGAGTTTGTTCCGCCTCGCGCGATATCTACTGCCCCATTGTCATCTGTATCCAGTTCGACTACAGCCTGGCATGGTGTGTAAAGGAAAATTATTGCCAAGAAGCATAGTATGTATTTCATATCATCCTCAAAGTGCAGCTGTTTCGCCGCCCATTGTTACGGTGTCTCCACCAAAAGTAATATCCTCAAGAATCACAGGCTCGGTCATCGTCACGGCAACAAACGGAAAAGCAACGCCGTTAATCGTAAGATTCAGAGTAACTGGAGTAGAATAACTGCCAGAACTCGTCTCTTTTACCTGCACCTTATCCCCAGCAACTACAGTCCCATCTGCTGCTGAGAACGCTCCACCGTTTTTACTCCAGGTGAGTCCGGTGTCTGGATGCACTGTACCGCCTGTTTTAATACTGATAGTATTTGAAGTAATCGGAGTGGAAAGAGGCTGGTTGTCCTTTTCGCCGAAGGTGTAATATTTCCGCTTTCCACCACCTATACCGGACAATCCCAAAAACATTACATCACCACCAAATCAACAGCAACATTGAAAGTAAAAGTTATTCCAGGCGCAATACCAAGCGGAAGACTTGCAGGCCAATCAATATAAGTTGATCCGCTTGAAGAGTCTTCCCCAATAGTGAAAGCAAAGTCCTGACTTGCGGCAAATGCCTTATCACCTGCTTCTGGTATCCACTCAGTATATGCAGCAACTGACTCAATGTGCCGAGGTGCAAACACCGGAATCTTTGTGCGAATAATTGTTTCATCTGGGCTTATAAATGGATTAGGCATTTGTGTTATCTCCTACAAATTTTGGATTCTGTGGGTTGTTTGGGTCGTTCAAATCATTTGAGTCATAACCAATCTTTGCAATATCATCTTGTCGCTGTTGTTCTGCTGCCGCTTCCTCAGCCATAGCATCAGCCTGAGCTTCCTGACCAGCATCCATAATCCTTTGTACAATCTCGTCAGGAAGTTGAAGAATATCAGAAAGGAATTGCTCAGCGGGTACAATCAACTGAGCCTCTGGAGTAGCAGCATATTTAGTAATTGCTTCTGTTCTGGTCTTCCCTGTTGTCGCTTGATCACTATCACTTGGGGTTGAAAGATCCGGCCACTCAACAGTATATTTCTTCGGAACTTCCAATATTTTCAACTCACCAAGGCGTTTTATCAACCGGCGAAGAATACAAGGTTCAACATAGTGCTTGCGGCGATGATCACACTTGCTATCCCATTCTTCTGCATCCTGGGTCGAACTCAATTCCCCTCGTTCTGATCCCTCAAGTATTCTTTTTGGAATCTTGGTAGATATTGAAATCATCTTGATAAGCAAATCAGATACGTCTTTCGGACTGGCAATATTCGGAGAAAGCTGCTGGATATCAATCCCCTGTAGCTTCATATATCGTTCCATCTGATGGACGTATTTTGTAATCTCATCATCAAGAGTGAGTTTAATTTCAGGGGTGATGTCAAAATCTTCTTGCGCCTTGAAAGCCATACCCGGAAAAGCACCTTGCCAAAACATCTCAGCAGATCCGCCGACAATCTTTTCCAGGTCAATCAAATCGTTGAAAGGCTTCTCAAGTCGGGGAGTTCCAAAGACATTTGATTCAAGCAAATTGTCAGCCAAGTGGACAATCCGAGTATGATGAACATCCATCGACACCTGAGACATCATGCCTGGGAGGTTAGCAAGTTGTAATGAATATGAAGCAGGTTGCCCATAACGAGGACTTGACCTATCCACATCGTATGTCTTAATCGTCGCATTGTCCTGATGAAAAGGTTGCAAGTACAGGAGTTCTTTTGCTGTAGTAGCAGGCTGGGAGAAGTCATCTGACCCATCATTCAGACCAAGCAGGATAACCCCATACTGACCAATTCCAGAAAGGATGTCTGCGCGAATTAACATGCTGTATATTTGATGCTGCTCTTCCAATTCTTCCCAAATGTCTTTGAACGATTCGTTTTCTTCAGATTGGATAATAGGAGATCTGGCCCAAGCCCCTTCAACCGGAGCATCCACAACACGGCCAGCAATGTCCTGCCTTTTATACCTGGTCCAATAGTCAACAAACTTTATTTGATCAAGGCGAGGATAGCCAAGTGCCTCATATATGTTTCTGAGGCCAGAGAAAGTTCCTTGCCCACCATACGCAAGACGAGTTGACATGATGCTTGTTGACAAAGCACGAAACAACATCTGACGACGCAGTTGGTCATCTTTCTCTTGAGAACTCAGTATATGTTGCTTTGGTGTCGTTCGTCTCATTTATTCAACCTTTACCCCACACCCAAGTATAAACCCAGCAAATTTTATCAATACTTTTGCTAAAAATAACCTTACTTTAAATTGTTTGGTAACATTTACTTCAACTATCATTTCTTGACCAGGTTCTAATCTATTTATATTTATTGTTTTTATAATAGTCATTACCAAACCCCTATTCTCTTTGTATTTGTCAATTCATCAAACGCATCAGCTGCGGCATCAATCTGGTCCTTGAACAATCCTTCAGGGAAATTCTCAGCCTCAGATAAAAAAGCTTCATTCCATATCCCAGCAACCAGTTTCACATTACCGGCCTGTGCTTGCGATGCCAATGGTGTTGCACGAGCTTCTTTGCTGCCTGATACCGAATAGTAAACAACTGGCCAGCCAGACAGATCCTTTGTAAACGATTTTGCTTGGCTCTTACCGGCCTGCCCTGGGTCCTGGGGTAATCTAACCTTTACTGTCTTTCCGTCCTGTGTAGCCACGTTTTTAATAGATAGAAGCACCTTTGAAGCATCTACCCTAAATCGACTTACATTCTCTATAAAATAGACACCACCAACACGAGCAATTTTGACACCTGCTGTGAATGCCGGTCCACGTTCCTTTTTCTTTTCCACAGATCCTTCGTCTTCTCTTTTTGTCCCTGCAAGGTCCCATGCTCTAACTCTTTTTGCACCTGCCGGGACTGCATTGACAATTTCAAAGTCTTCCCGACGGAAATATGAACCTGCTGTTGCTCTGATGTTCCAATTGCCTTCCATCAACTGAGCACGTTCTACGCGAGGAAGTGCCATCAACTTGGATTTGTAACCAGGATCTTTCTTCATTAAGATCTGATTGTCTTCCAACGAAGATCGAATGAACGTGAAAGACAGTGGAAGTGTATCAGCTCCGTATTGGTCAATCAGCTCTTGTCTTGTATCTCCCCAGAAGACTTCATCCCCAATAACGCAAAACCAACGGATGACTCCAGACCGCTCTTTAATTACATATCCATCTTCCCCGATATACCAGTCAATGAACTTGCGAACCCAACTATCAGGATCTGGATTACATGTTCCCCTTATTGTTCCTTTTACACCTGAATCACTTCTGTTCCGGGAAAGCATATAACTGAACTGTTTCCAAGTGAAATGACATATCTCATCAAACTTTATTCCTGCAATTTGTGATCCCTGCCAATCCAATCTGTTTTTCTCATGCTCCATATGGGAAAATGCAATCTTCATCCCAGATGGCCAATCAAAATGGTAATATGGATTTTCTTTTGGGACACCACCAATAGCAACATACAGATCAGTTGCAGTATCCCACAACCCTCCTTCCGAGGTAATTTGTTTTGTTGTTCGCCGGAATATTACTGATCCATATTTAGGATTGTCTATATTATAGAGGTCGTCCAGCAACAACGCAAATGTTTTACCACCACCAGCACTGCCCCCATAAAACACAACATCAGCATCACAAGACAAGAATTGTGTCTGTGGTCCTGGTTGTGGCCGAATAACTATTGCATCGGCTGGTATGGTCGGTAATGCTGCTGTCATATCTTATATAACTTCCTTTGCGGGCAATACAATTACAGTTCTTTCAATCGGCTTATCTCCACTCGTTACATCTTGCCTTTCTACCAATCCAAGATCCCTTGCAATTATAGCATGATTAAAGAACCCAGCTGCCGCTCCCCCAAACTTCTGCTGGCGTATCATTTCATCAACAACCTTACAGATATAAATAAAGTCATCGCCTCTTTCCTTGGCATATTGCATCCACGCAACAATAGAAATATCCAAGAATAACACCAGGCTACCAATAGTTAAAGGTCTCTTCTTTGGAATATGTTCTATAATGGCTTCCCCAAAGTGAGTTCCTACTACCTTATACTCATAATAAGGATTGTCATGAACCCATTGGATATACTCCATGCAGGCTTTAAATAAATCATCCGGAGATTTGAATATTGGTCTACGTCCAAAAGAACTTCTTGCTTTCCAGAACTCTGCTTCTTTTGGGTGAACCTTGAAGAATTGTTCTTGTTCTTTCTTTACCTGCTTTGTTATCCCCTCTATTTTGTTCATCCTCTTAACACGTTGTGCTTTTGTTGTTGGACGAACTCTTGGGGTCTTTTTTGTTTTGGGAATAGTAGGGGATGATATAGGAGTTGTCCTGGTACGTCTTTGGACTTGGGTGGAAGGAGTTGAATTTGTTGTAAAATTTGTTCTTGTCATTGTCCTTTTCTCTTGCAAGTAAATATAATCGATTTTCTTATTATAGACCAATTTTGTCTTTTTTATAAGAAAATAATTAAGGTTTATAATTACTTAGGGATATTGATTTTGAATAATGTTATTGATACCAAGTTGTTATGTCATCATTAGCTTTTAATCTTTTTTTTTCTTACTTTTCTTTTAATTCTTTTAAAAAACACTTTACTTTCGTTATCAAACAGGTTAATATTTAATTGTAGGATAGAGATTGACCCGGAGTGAGACCGGATGAGAAAAGGATCGAAGCTCGAAAGAGTGGGACCGGAAAAGGGTGGCCAGGTAAGAAGGCCCGCTACCTCGGTGAAGATTGTCTGCGAGTTATTTACTCAAACTGATGATGACCATAAGGTCGAAACAATCAAATAT